CAGGATGTCAGGGATCACAGCCATGAGACCTGACTCACCCTCAAAGCACGTACCCCTGACGTCCATCGATGTAGGGGCGGAGACCAGCCAGCGGGTGTTCGGGTTCTCCCATGCCCACCACCAAAGCTGTTCAGCCGCGGTTCGGGTCTTGCCTGCACCTCGACCAGCCAGCATGAGCCAGATAGACCACCACGTACCTTGGGGTAGCTTCTGGTGATTGAACGCTCCTGAGAGCCATTTAGCCCGTCTGGCGTATGCCATCGAGTGGTAGGGGCCCAAGCTCTTCCTGATGTTCGGATCAGCAAGGATCTCCAGCACGTCCTTGTCAACAACCTCTGTCATTGAACGACCCTGAGCAACTCAAGGCGCTTAATAGCTACGTCCATGACGGTCTTGACCTCACCGTCGATGATCATCGGATCTACAGCCTTCTCAGGCTCACGGTACTCGCCGTACTTCTTGGGGTTGAACTTGGCTAATAGCTTGAGGCGGGTCTCAATCTGTAGCTTGCGGTGACCAAGCATGTCCTCCTCAGTCACGGTCACGCTGTCCTCACCCTCCTCAGCACCAGAGGTGTAGACCTTCTTCTTGCCCATGTGCAGGTTGTCAGCGATGTACAGGCATTCCTCAGCGAGAGCGTCGTATCCGATGTCACGCGCACGTGCGATGGCTGTGGATAACTCTGCATCCCTCCACATCCAATCGTATACCGTCCTCCATGCAGGGAACCCTTCGTTGTCTCTGCATATCTGTCTCAGTGGTACTCCTTCACTGAGCTGTTCACAGATTACTCGTGCTATCTCTGCGTTGTACTTTGAGGGTCTGCCTGTTTTGGCAACCTCTTTTGTTTGCGGCTTACCTGTCACATCGGCGACTGTGTCGCTGGAAAGATCTTTTGGTTTCTTTGCCATCACTGAACTCCTTTAACGCAAAGTTTAACGGATCTTTGTGTTTGTATGCAATCAGTCCTTCAGTCCCCTCATGATTCTTCTATCCATGTCTTTGATGGTTAGCTTGAATTCTTTGTTTTGTTTCTCAAGATTCGCGGCTTTTGTTTGGGCGTACTTCAGCTTTGACTCAAGCTCTTGCACCTTAACCTGTAGCTCAGTGATAGCTTTGTTTGCCAGCTCAGGGTTTTGTTCTATCCATTCTGGCGCCCAGATCTCCTCAGTCATTTCTTGAGTCCTCGTACGTATATGGCAAAGCTTGCCGTGGTGTCTCCACCATTGCGCATCTTGTCGAACTCGAGCGCTACCTCTTCTAAGGTGTCGTTCCTGATCTTGCTTGTGATGGGGTCGAGCTGGCGTTCGATCATCTGCCTTTTGCGCCAGCCAAGTGCCTTTTCCCAAATGTTTAATTCAACCATTATTACGCTCCTTTAGCTTTTTTTCTGCCCACCCAACAGCCATGAGAAACGCTCGTTTATCCAACCAATGATCAACCTCGTCACATTTTTCTTTGTACGCTTGTCCAATTTCTTGATCCGTCAACCCTCTCCAAGGGCGGACATATTCCTGAATGTCGTCATCGCTCATTGCCTTTGCTCCCGTCTACTTCGAGCCTCGTTAAGCTCCTCAATCTGGTCGTCGTCCAACGGCGTAGCGTCGTCCATGATGGTTCCGTCTGCCGCCATGCGGTGTAGCTCAGCAATCATCTCAGCCAGCTCATCTGGTGTACCATCAAAGTCATCAAAGCAACCCTCTTGAAATACTACTTTTAGCTTAGGTTCAGACATTGTTTTTTTCCTTTAGTTTGCAATCCAACTAATTCAAAAAGGTTTTTGTGATTTCATTGTCGTTACGAGCATCTTCCATTTGTATGTGCTGTTCCAAAGTAAAGTAACTCATAGGGTGCTCTTTACCCATGGCTGAAAAATGAGTCTTCATCTTCAAACTACTGAGAACACTCCCAGCCCACTCAATTTCTGCTGGTCTTACTTTTTCCAAAATGGACAATGCGTGTAGTACATCTGCCATTTCTTTTTCAGTTAAATTTAATTTTCTTGCTTTTTCTGTAATCAGTTCGATGTTCATACGTTTTCTCCGTTGATTAAATTATTTGATTTTCCATCTGGTCTTGGACAATCGGTAGGGGGAATACAGGCACACCAGACGGCTTTGTATTGCCCCCTTGGCGCCACTTCCCATCGATCAATGTACACGTCTGGCATAGCTTTTAAAACCTTCCTGACGTTGCTCTTTGGTCGGTTTAACAGATCCGATAGCTCCTCTAAGGTCATGCCATCAGGTATTCCGCGGAGCGTACCTCGTATGCTCTTGATCACAGATAGCATCAGGAAGCCCCTTTATCGGGCGTTTGAGCCGTTTTCTGGTCGCGTTGAGGGTCAAGGTGCTTGAGGAGCTGTTTGAGGTTTATAGGGGCTATTTTCTCGAGGCGCTCAATTTCGGTCAGGACGCAGTCCACACCTGCGTTGAAGCCTTTAACGTATGGGCTCAAGTTGGTCTCGCTCATGCTGTCACCTCTTGAGCAAGCACGAGTTTCAGGTTGACCAAAAGTTGCTCCGCCTCGGCACGGGTCAGGATAACGTGCATACTGGCACGGCGACCTTGCAGGGAAAGCCAAATGCTTTCGTCGTACTGGTCAACGCCCACACGGGCGCCGTCCTTTGTTTGAATTGATGTTTCGATTTCGTTTGCCATGATTTAGCCGTTCCAATATTCGTTGAATGACAGGGGTTGTGCAAAAGAGTTCCATGCGTCAAGGCTGGGAAAGACGGCGTAGATGTCCATCCAGTTGGTCGTCTGTCCAATCTCCAGAACGCGACCATCAGCCAGTTGAAAGCATTTGCTTCTGTTGTCCCACACACGGTTGCCAACAATTGGCTCTGCGCCAGTCATGTCAGGGCGAGAGAGGGGCTTCTCTGGCTTGACCAAGTTAGGGTGTTTGGCTTGCCAGTCAGCCAGATAAGATTCGTATGCGTTGCTCATAATTTTCCTTCAAGTAACCGCCTTGTTGGCGTGAATGGATTGTAACACCAAATTAAAATGAATTAGGAGTAGGGACTTTCCCTACCCCCTTTTTTCAGAACATTGGGTTGCGCGCCTCAATGTGACCTTCGACCATTGACCATGTGCCGTTAGCCAACCAGCAACCTGTGTTTTTACGACGATAGAAGGTCTTGCCTGTGGTAGTGGTAATCTTCTTCATGGTCTTGCTGATGGACTTGATGTGACCGCAAGGGTAGTAGTCACCGTTGAAGCAGTAGGAGACTGGAGCCAAGTGCTGAGGAGCCTTGATCACGTCATAACGTGGTGAGCAATATCCGCCAGCGTCAGTAGCAATGTAGTCCACGCCCTCAAAGCGACTAGCGGCTTCTGCCACCTCTTGAGCCTGCTCTAAGGTTTTAAAGTCATTGCGTGATACCCAGCCATCTGTGTGCTGTGTCTTGTCGCTGATCTCCACAACGATGATGTGGACTGGAGCGTGTGGGTTCTGTTGTGTTTTGAAGAAGTTCATTTTGGTCTTTCAAGTAAACGCCTGATTGGCGTGGATGCATCTTAACATGAAATTAAAGCGGGTTAGGTATAAGGACTTTCCCTAACATTCAATCACCCAGCCTGCAAACTCACCCATGCGGAAGAATTGCTTAGCGTCTGCCCCCAGAATGGCTGGGTCAATTGGGATCTGTATCCCTGCCAGACTCATCTCCTTGTTAAGCACATCCTCTGGCTTGGCTCCCTGCTGGAGCTTGAGTTGCATGGTGAGGCGCTTCAGGACGGTCGCAAAGTACCCGCCATGGTCACAGATCTTGTCCACCACTACTATCACCCCACCTTCGACGCAACGCGCTCTGAGGTTCTCTAAAACCAACTGGCGCTCGTGCACAGGAATAAACATCATGGTCAGGAACACGATAAAGACCTGAGCCTTTGGGATGTCGCAGTCAATGATGTCACCCTGCACTACGGCGACGTTGTTGTGGTGCTTTAGGCGTTGTTGCAGGACTTCGCACATGTTGCGGCTTTTCTCGATAGCAACTGCTTGCGCTAAACGCTCATTCAGCAAAGGCATCAGCTTGTTAAGCATGTTTCCAGTAGACGACCCTACGTCTACCACGATACCGCCTTCGGTGAGGTAGTTGCGCACGATGTAACACACGGCGTCTGTGGTCATGTCGTACCACGGTAACTGCTCACGAACGTGAGAGTCAAACGTGCTGGCAATCTCAGGGGTTTCAAATGTCCAAGAATTCATAGTGGTAACCTCTTTGCAATTTCGTAAATGACTGGGATGGTGACGGTACGACCGCATCGTTCGTAACGCTCTGCGTCACTGACTAGCGATCCGTCTTCGAAGAACTTAGTGAAGTTATCGGGTAGCCCCTGTAACCTCTCACATTCTAATGGCGTTAATTTTCTTAACGATGTACCCACAGCAAGCCCGTGCCTGTCTTGAGCGGTTAACGTAAACGCTGGCTCGTCGTGGTCTTTAATGCGCCTACCGTTCTGTCTCTTCTCTTCACGGTGTGGCGTAAGAACTGGGCGTACAGACATCACAGCACCGCGACCTTGATTGTTTTGTATTCCCTTCCAGTAGTGACCGTCAAGCGTAGGGAATACATCACGAGTCTCCATGACCTTGCCAGTCACAAATGGGACGTTGTTCCCACCTGTACCCATGTTGGCGGTCAATGTCGGTGTGCTACCGCCTTTCATTTCGCGGAAGTAGCTTCTTCGCCACTGTCGAACAGGCTCCGTTGAGGCGCCTCCGTCACTTCCACTTCCTTCTTCATCCCCTGCTTCGTCAGCATCTTCTGGAGCGCAGAGTCCGAGAGGAAATACTTTCGGTCTGGGGTGTCCTCTAAGATTTCCGATAATGAATACCCGCTCCCGATTTTGCGGGACTCCAAAATTTTTGCTGTTAACACACTCCCATTGGACGTCGTACCCCAATTCATCCAGACTAGCGACGATAACTCCGAAGGTTCGTCCTCCGTCGTGGTTGAGGAGCCCCTTAACATTTTCAAGGAATACATACGGTGTTCGCTTAGATTTAAGGATTCGACATATCTCAAAAAAGAGAGTACCTCTAGTGTCTTCTGTACTGAATCCAGTCCGTCGCCCAGCAACTGAAAAAGTCGCGCAGGGAAATCCTCCGCAGAGTAAATCGGCGTCGGGTATTTCGTCAGGGTGAACGTCTCTGATGTCTCGTCCATCTGGCTTGTGCTTAAAATTTCCTTCATAAATTCTCCTTGCCTTTGGCATAAATTCGTTAGCCCATACACACTCGTGTCCCGCCTGCTCTAAGCCCAGACGGAACCCACCAATGCCTGCAAATAATTCAATGAATTTCATAATTGATGGGGGCTTGCGCCCCCTTTTATTTATTGTTTTGCCCAGTATCCGTAGACCATCTTATGTGATGGGTTACCAATGTCGTTTGGTACACCGTCAATGACAGCCACCAAGTGATGCGCCTGCCTTGCAATCACTACGCCCTTTGGCATATCTGCGCAACGTGCCTTGCGTCCCTCAAACTTTGGGGCTGACATCCAAACCCAACCATGCTGTTGTAAGAAGGGGATGTAAACCTTTTTGCTCAGACCATTACGAGCAGATTTTTCGTTGCCGTAATCCTTGTTGGCTTGAGCCAATAGTTTGTAAGTGGCTTTGTAGTCAAGGTTCATTGCAATGCAAATTGATCGAACTACGCAGTCACCTGCTTTACCTTTAAAGCCAGCCGCCGAGCGGCCTCCGTCGTTGTATTGGTAGGACATTGTCGTTCTCCTTACTTAGCTGGAGAAACGCGGATGTCAGCACGACCTTCTTTGCGGAAGGTAGCCAAGACGTCGTCGGTGATGCCGTAGGACACGCAAAGCTTTTTGTAGTCAACGGTGCCAGAGACTTCGATGAGCTTGACAGACACGCTGTGCAGTTCGCCCTTGTGCTCGCCTTCGCCGTACTTGTTGGCAATGGCTTCTTTCATTGCCTTGACTTGCTCAGCCAATGCTTTGGCTTGTTGGTCGAGCACGTAGAGTGCGTCGATGTCAGAAGTGATTGTGGAAATCAGAGCTTCTGTTTGGATCAATGTTGCTGTAGTCATGATGTTTGTCTTTCAGGTAACCTGCTTATTGCAGTGATTGCATCTTAACACGAAGTTAAAGCGCTTGTGCAATCTTTTTTTAAATATTTTTGTTAGGACAAACCCTACCTCTTGATTAAGAGCTCCATCACCCTCTGCACGGTGACGTTCAGGGCATCGATCTCCTCCATCTTGGCTATCGCCCACGCCCTACGCTCGCCATGCCAGCCCATTTTGCTCCCTTGGTGGCAGGACTTGCACAGAGCTATGACGGTGTACTGCCTATGCTGTTTGACGTGGTGGGCGTCGCTGGGGCCCTCTTGGTCGCACACAGAGCAGGGAAGCTCCTTGACCAGCCCGACGTAGGCTTTTTCTTTGGCGGTTAGATTGTTGTTCACAAGGTAGCCTTCTCAACGTGGCGGTTGCTGGCTTCCATAGAGCGCCATACGGCGATTCTTTCCTGACAGGCTATGAGGAGCCACCGAAGGCGTTCGCGCTCCTGTACGGCTTGTCTAAGGGCTTGTAGGTGCTCTTTGTAGCGTGGGGAAGCGTAGGCTTCGCGTTCCTGCATGGCGGCGGTCTTGTACTCGCCGTTGCCATGGGCTTCCGCGTTCTTCATTTCCTCCGCCTTGATGGTCTTCCTCAGCTCTTCCATAAACACCTTTGTAGCCTCAGCCTCGGCGTACTTGGCTGAGTTAGCAATCATAAAGTCTACGGCTTCGTTGGGGTCAATAAGCCTGCTCATGTTTTCTCCTCTGGTTTTTTCTTGGGTATTGCGTTTCGGTAAGCTTCTAGGTTTTTGGTCATTCGCTCGTCGTTGGGTAGGTGCTCTAGCGCCAGCTCACAGCACATAGCCGCGGCTTCCTTCATCCCTGTGCGTGAGGCGGCGATACTTGCCCAGTCCCACGGTGCATACCCACACATCTCTGAATTGTCTCTGAGCTCGTTTCTCACCTTGCTGATGCTTGGGACAACCAAGAACGTAGCGTAGGCTTCAGGGTAGCGCTTGTGCTTGAAGTAGGCATGAGCTAAGTCATACCAAGAGTCTTTGATCAAGGGGTTCTCAAACACAGCGCTTCTAAACCACTCAATAGACTCATCAGGCTTGTTCAGCTTCTCGTAGCAACGACCAAGGTGAAGCATGGATACAGCTCGTTCTTTGGCGTTCTTGCGCAGGTCAAGCGTCAGGTATTTTTTCAGGTGAGGGATTGCTTGCTCCCACTTCTGAAGGTTGACTAAGTCTCTGGCGTAGTAGTACACCATTCGTCCGCTGTCAGGAAACTGCTTGACGGCGTACTCGAGCATGGTGTGGTGCTTGTCAAGCTTCGCCTCAACCTTGGGGTTGTGAACGATGATCGTCATGTCGCTCTGAGCAGTTTTATGCTCGATGCGTACGTCGTGGGATAGGCACTCGTGGACAGGCCACTGCCAAAAAAACCCAAACCGACTATGGATCTTGTTGTTCACAAAGCTACGTTTTTCCGTGATCTTGAACACGTAGTTGATCTGGTTTACTCCATCCACCCATAGACGCTCTATTTCAGCCCTCCAGCCTTCTGCAAGGTACTCGTCCATGTCCATGGCTACACAGACATCAAAATCGTCTGGAATGAGCGCCAGCGCCCGATTACGGGCTTCGTCATAGCGCCAAGGGAAAATCTTCTGCTCGTGTACCTCAGCACCGAATTGACGACCAACCTCAACGGTCTTGTCAGTGGATCCTGTGTCAAGGATCAAAATCAGGTCAGCGTCCTTGGCGGAGTTGCACAGGCGCTCGACGTGGTGCTCCTCGTTTTTGGCGATGGTGTAGACGCAGATTTTCATTGCTTGATCTCCACGATAAGGCGCCCCGGCTTCTTTCCCTCGACCCTGTAAATCATGATCGGCTGAAAGAGTTGGTCATTTACAAACAGCGCGTCAGCCAGTCCGTCTAAGGCGCCCTTAGCCGCGGCTAAGCAGTTGTCTGCGTCACGCTTGCGTTTGTCAGGCATCTCGAATGTGATGGTTAGCTTAATGTTGCCACCCTTGTGCTTCCAATCTTTGAGCTGGTGTTTAGCCAACCACGTACTGCTGTCGCGGTAGTCAGAGCGAAGCTTGTACAGCTTGCCCCAGTGCGTACCCTTAGCCCTGTTTGGGAACAGCTCCGCTGGCGGGAAGTCTAGCTCGACGCGAATCACGCTCCTCTTGCATTCGTCGCACAAGGTCGTCACTGGCTGGTTGCCCTCTACGTTTTGCGATGTCATTCTTTACTCCTTGCCACCATAATTGCGCGCTGGCGGAGCCTCGCTCGATAGCCTTCTTCTCGTACCTGCTCATCCACTCCCGAGCTTCGCACTGTCTCATGTGCTCCAAGGTCTCCAGTGAGATTAAGACATTCGAGGGTGCAAGTCTCGGTGTAGGCATGACCAAACCCTTCGCGGATTTCGTCAAGGATTTTTTGGGCATCATGCTTGGTCATGCCTTCCTCTTTGCTAAGCCTGCACGGATAGCCAGCTCATTGCGCAAGCGGTACTCGTACTTTGTTTTTCGGATCTTCTCGTGCTCTGTGGGCTGAAGCTCAGGCTCATTGTCAAACAGGGCGGCAAACTCTTGCCACTTTGGTGGGTAACCATTGACGCTGGCGCCCCAAGAGATCATGTCGATCTTCATGACTTCGTTAATCGCAACACGTACGCTTTCAGCATCACGCAGAGCTTCTGTGACGCGAGGCCATGTGTCCGAGGTAGCCTGATGGTGGTAGGCACAGACCCAATTGCCACCAGTGGAGATGCCACCAGCCATGGGGCAACCATTGGCAAAGCAGTTGTGACTGACAGGTTGGTCTTCAAACCCTGTTGTTTTTTCAGCGTAGCGCTGTTTGGCTGATGCGTAACTCATTTTTGCTCCTTGTGGTATGTGCCTTCGATGATTCGGGGAAACTTGCTTGGGTTGAACAGGAAGTCCATGTCAGCCTTCCAATCCTTTGCTTTGCCTGTCAGGAACTTCGAGGTCTTGACCATCTCAAAGAACCAACGGAAAAAGTCTAGCCCACCTTGGCGATCAAGTTTGTCAGCAGTGACAACCTCACGCCATCTGGCGGCTATAGCCCTCTTGCGAGAATCGTTGACAACAATGGTCTGTGGCAACTCAGGAAGGATGGTGTTGTACAACTCAACAATTTCCTGAATCGGTGCAGAGGGCACTGACTTCGGCTTGCCGAGGTCAGGAGAAGCTTTAGCTTCTTTAGATAGTTCTTGGTTTATTGGTTCTTGGTTATTAGTTGCCTTAGCGCTGGGTTCCGACTGGGATCCCACTGGGTTACCCACTGGGTTCTTTCTACGACCACCCAATTTGCCATTAGCCCTGTTTTTCTCTGCCATGGCGTGATAGCACTCAATCACTTCTTGGCAACGAGCATGAAACCATCCATCCTCTTGTTTGACAAACATGTCTTCAAGAACCGCGTTAACCGTCTTGGTATCGACTCGCAACCGTCTGGCAACCCACTGGGTATCCAGCGGGATCTTTTGTTCGGTGTCGTAGTACATGTCGAGAAGCCTGCGATAAGCAAGATCCTCTTCGTTTGAAAGATGAGCTGTGGCGGCTCTATAGTCGCCGATGCTGAATTGATAGTAGTGCATACCGATCCCAATAACACATCCCAAAAAGAAACAGCGGCAGGCGGGGATGGAACGCTTTTCGGAACGGGTAATTAGTCCGTCCTAGCCGTGCTTCAAACTCTACACGAAAAACAGATCAGGACGCAAGTCTTTTCTTGTGACCAAACCTTGTGTTGCTTTTTCAATCTTAACCGCTAACGCGGCAGACGCTGTTCTGCGCTCGTGAATCAACAGAGACATCCATGTCAAGCTGATGCCCAAATACTCTGCCATCTCACCCCTTGCGCCCAACGGCTCCGTCGAAAAGT